TAATAGTCGCTGTAGGTGATCTGTATTCTCCACCATACAATTTAAATTTTCCACCGGAATATACTAAGTTTCCAGCAAGTGAAGAAAGTATAGTTTCTATATTATCTTGAAAAGAACTAGCTGTATCTAATACACCGTTACAGGTATATCTTTTTTGAGTTGAACCATCATCTAATGTGACTAACTCATCACATAAATTAGCAGCTGAACTAAATGTTGTATCATCTATTCTTGCTGTTGAAACACCTAATCCATATTGTGTATTAGTTAGATAATCTCTTAAAGCTAAAGCTGGATTATCACTCCATGCTGTAGTGTTGTTTCTAGGATCAAAAACTTTAGCTCCTTTAACTTTTACAGTTAAATTTGGAATACCATTTACATAAATTTCCTGATTGTAGCCAAGAATCATAGGCACACACGCTATTCCTTTAAAAGTATCTGATGCTGTTAAATCAGTATAGGTAACAAAATTACTGTTTTGTGTTTGTCCTGTTTGTCCTCTCATAGATGAATCTATATTAGCGTATCTATCACTAGAAGATGGATTTGGATTATATCTTGATGGAGCGTCTACTTGTCCATTAACTATAGTTAATTCTTCACCATCAAAATAAAATTTTTCAAATTCTTCTACTTCGTGTCCAGCTATACCTAGCAAAATATAAAGATTACCTCTATCTATATTTCCAGCTATTTGACTTTCAGAAATATATAAGATTGTGCCACCCATTACAGCACTTCCATATACTATTTTTCTACTTTGAATAGGACTTCTAATAGTATCAGTTCTACCCATCATAGTGGCCATTTTAGGCATCATAGCTTGAGCTGCAAAGAATAAAGGTACACCAGTAATTATTGTTGTAGCTGACCAAACTACAGCGTTATAAATTGCCGTTCCTTTTGTTAAACCAAGAGCAGTACCAGCTATCCATTTAGCTGCGTCTGCTATAGCTAATCCAATCGCTTCCATGTTAAATCCTTAAACTTCTTACGTTAAAAAAATGCTCTCCAACATCTAAATCAAATGTCTTTAATCCTTCTTTTGAAGGAGCTAATAATTTATTTTTATAATAAACTAATGATATGTCTTTAAAGCTATCATCAACTCTAGCTATAGTAGATGTAACAACATCACCATCTTGTAATTTATTTAAATTGGTATGTTGTCTAAATCGAACATCAAAAATATCAAACATTGATTTATATTTTAGTTTTACCATTAATTTTTTTACACTATCCACGTCATGCCATTTTCCAATGCCTTTAACATGATTAATACCAGTAGCTATTTCTACAGCTTCATTAGCAAATAAGATACAATCATTAGCACCCCATTTAAAAGGTTCTTGTAATTTACGTTCTACAAAATCGTCTAAAATATTCATTTAATTAATAAACAATTCCTCTTTTTATAATATCTTCTATTTGTTGATCTATCTCAGCTTGAGTAGGTGTTTTAACAACTTTAGCAACTTGTGAATAAGGAATACCCCATAATATCTCTTTATTTTGTAAATCAGCGACATACCGCAAAGAAACATCTCCAGTATGAAGGTTTTGCTGGTCTTCGTCTGTGAATCTACTAATCCGTGTACGTTTTAAGTTAATTAATGAAGATTCTACATTTAATGTAATGTTAGAAGTATCACCATTTTGTGTAATATTCATTGTGTCCATTAAACCAGTAAATATTTCATAAGGTGTTACTGTTAATTGACCATTAACCAAACATCCAAAATAAATTGTACAATCCCTATTTTGATATGTCTCGTAAAGTGCGCTAGTCATTAAATTAGATGGAATACCACTTAAAGATAATGTAATACCTTTAGCTTCAACTTTATTTGATTCTCCAATAGATGAAATACCACCTAGTTGGCCTGCTCCTACATACGTTTCAGAATCAATCGTTATATTACCATACCCAGTCCATAATCTTACAGCTGGATCAACAACTCTAACTTTTGCACCCATACCACTATGATTAGCACATTTATACCATACTTCATCAGGTGCATTAGATGGTACAGTCCATGTATTTTTTGCTCCAGTAGTTCCAGCAGTACCACTATAAATTTGTCCACCTACTAGAGTAGCGCCATCTTCGCTTGTTACAATAAATAATGGATGATTACTGTTAGAGTTATCAGACTGATCAAATATAACAGTATTTCCCCTAGCTACTGTAAAATCATATTGCTGTAATCCATCTACCTGATATTTATTTCCATTACCAGTTGTCATTACTTTAGTATTAAAAGTTCTTGTTACGATTCCTGAAAAGTCACAATCAACAGCATAAAATGGCTCTACTACATCACCAGCGATCTGAGATGAAAAGTTAATATTTCTAGACATAGAGATGCTTCCTCATTTCTTCTATTTTAATTTGTTTTTTTCTTTTTTTACGTTGTGATTTATGACCTTGAATAAACAACTCAGGATATAATTCTTTCATCCATAATACTTGACCTTTCATTCCTCTATGACTCCTTTTACCATGTGGATTTTTGTCTTTCATTATTTTCTCCATAAAAAAAGGAGAGTTAAAAAACTCTCCTCTTAATTTTATATTTTAATGTATATTTTTTAACACCATCTTTGTATATCAGCTGGTGTGTGTTCTTTAGTTAATTTTTTCATAAAATATTCAGCGTGTTTTTTTAACTCATAAAAATCTACAAATAAAACACTTTCATATTCAGTATTTACATCTTGTTTTAAAACTACTTGGTAAAGATCGTTTGTTGTTTTTTTCATTGTTAAAGTTTTCATCATAATCTCCTGTTTATGATTTTAAGATATCACATTGACAACAGGTGTCAACAATAAAAAACATTTTATTTAATTATTTTTTATTTACGTTATAGACTCAATAGCTGTAAACCCTAAACCATAGAGAGATGCTTGATTTACGTTATAATTCATCTCATTACTTGCCATTCTAAATATACCAGTAGCATTAGTTGTTGTTATAGCTTCTGAGCCTGTTAGGTTCGTTCTAAGAGCTGGATATATATCTAATACCACATTACCACTAGAATCTGTATTTGCGTTTGTAAGCACCTTTAAAAGTTGTCTACTACTACCAGTTAAAATACTAATAAAATCACCTGCCTTTAGCCAATTTGTCGTTGAAGCAGTTGCACCTGTTACTGATAAAGATTGAGAGTTAGCCGAATGAGAACCATTGACTGTTGGAGTACCGCCACCATTTCCTTGAGGAGTTAAACTATCAGGATTAGGTTGCATATAAAACGTACCTTGCATACCTCTTAAAGAAGTTAACCATGCTATCCATGTTTCAGCGTTTTCACGTTTTAATGGAATAAGTCTGACATCAGCTTCCCAAGTCTCTCCACTCCATTTATAAATTTGTTGTTGATAAGTAAAAGGAGAAATATTGATGCCATTGGTCGATCTTGCTGTTAAGGTTACGGATTGAAAAGATGTTGTATCAGGTAATGTTAAAGGATAGGTAATAGTCATTTTATCTCCTCAGTTGTGCGTCTTGAACAGCACCTTTAGATACTTGTGCAATAGCTGGTAATAATTGTAAAACTTCACTTCTTACACTAGCTTGAATACCGGTAGCAAAATTAATGTTTTGTTCAATGGTAATACCACCACCTGATCCTAATTTATTATTAGGAATAATAGCACCATTTGTTGATGGCACAAATAATTCAGGTTGTCCATTTTCTCCCACCATATAAGGTCTACCACCAACTACATTTCGGCCTACTACACCACCTGCCGGCTTAGTAAATCCTAATCCATCTAAAAAACCACCAAATGCACCTGTAATTGGTGCCATTATAGCCCTAGCTACAAACATTTTTACTATTTGAGCTAAAATAATTTTACCTAAATCTCTAAAAGCATCACCAGCGTTTTTAGTTCCCATTATTATATCTTCAAATGCTTTACCCATAGATGTAGATATAGTTACAGCTAAAGTATCAAATTGATCTGTCATATTTAAAGAGTCTTTTCTAAGTTTACTTAATTTAAGAAAAGTTTGTTGCCATCCTCTATTTTTTTCTTCTTGACTTCGTTGCCAAGCCTTCATGTGTTCGTCTTGTTGATTTGCTTCTTGTTCTCTATCAAGTTTTCTTTGTGCTTTGTAATCTAATAACGATTGTAGTTGTTTATTACTAAAATTATTCATAGAAACTAACATTTTATCAATGGTTTTTTCAAATTCATCAACGTCAAATAAATCAGTAGTACCAAAGGTAAACACTTTAACCATTTTTCTAAAAGCTAATGCTAATTTTCTAAAGACTAAAACAAAATTAATTGAAAATGTTGTTAATGCAATAGTTATATCTAATAATAAATCATATAATCCATTAAAAAAATCATCCATTCCACCATCTTTTATAAAATCCTTCATAAAATTAGTTAAAGAATCCGTTATTTTTTGCATTGCAGGTGCTAATTCAGCTGTTAAACTGTTTGCTATACCTCTTAACGTAAACTTAAAACTTGATAAACTATCGTTAAAATCTTCTATACCTTTAGCTGATGCTGAACTTAGTGCAATTCCTAATTTTAATGCTTCTTCCTGCATTTTTGATAGACCATCACCACCAAGATCAAGCATATTGACCATAACCATACCAGCTCTACCAAACAACTGACTTGCTACACCTAATTTTTCAGATTGTGTACTTAAATCAGATATTCTATCAGATATTAGTTTTATCTGTTCGTCAAAACTCATAGTCATTAAAGTCTTAGCTTCAAGATTTAATCTATCTAATCCGTAAACAGCAGTTCCTAAATTTCTACTTGCTTCATATATATTTTTAGATAATTTTTGAAAAGCACTTTGTACTGTTTCGACACTTTCACCAGCTAAAACAGATGCTAATTCATACCCTGCTAGTTGTTGAGTAGTTAAGCCTAATCTATCTGCTAATTTTTTATTAGCATCAACTAATTTTAAACTACTTCTTATCATTAAGCCAATACCAGCTAAACCAGCAACACCAACTAAAGCTGTTTTCATGCTAAATATAGACTTAGTTGCTGTTTTTAAACTACGTCCAAGCGTAAGAAACATACCTTTAGTTTTATCTTTACCGGTAATTGGAATCTGTACTGGTACTCTTGTCATTTCTTCATCCTTTTAGATTCTAATGAATAAAAAGCTATCCATTGGTAAAATTCTTCTAAAGTCATATCTTTAATGGTTTGTAATGGTAAATGTAAGCGATCCGCAAGCTGAAATTGTGCCATCAGTTGAGAATCGCTTATTATTTTTTTTCAGATGCTTCCAAGCTAATATCTTCAGCAAATAATTTTTCTAACATTTGTGAGGAAATGTTGGTAACAAAGTTAATATCCATTCCTAAGAACGCTTGTCTATCACCTTCATCAAATATTTTTTTGCCTTCTTCGTTTTTAGCTTTTAGCATAATTAAATCTAAGAGAGATGCAAAAGATGGAATATCACCATTCATAATTCTATTGTAAAAATCAGGATGTTGTTTTCTTATTCTCTCATCTTCTCTAACAGTCATCTTAGTGAAATAAATGTGCAATGGTTCACCATCTACACCTAACTCAGCAACTTCAATACAGAATTTATCTTGATCTTGTTGCAACGCTTTCATGCGATCACTAATTGATGACATTATTAACTAGCTGTAGCTTCTGTTAGTGTACCAGTACCGGTGATGCTGACGGACGCTGTAAATACGCCGTTGGCTTCACCATTCCAGCTAATTCCTGAAATTAAACCATTTCCAGTTAAATATTTATCTACTCCAGCTGCTGTACCTTCATAATAAAATGATACGGAAACTGCTGCTGAATTACCAACTGCTGCAGCTAAAATTGCTGCTGTTGCTTGATCACTCTCATCATAAAAAATCTCAAGACTGGCAGTAAAACTGTCAAGAGTGTTAACAAAAGTTTTTGAAGTTGTGCCTATTGCACTAGTTTCTGCATTGTCTACGGTTTTATCTATAGAAAATGCACTACATTGAGTAAGTGTGTCTGAGCCAATTTTAATAACTGCATCAGAACCGGTTGCGTATGCCATTTAAATCTCCTTTATAATGGTGTTGATGAATTCGTTACAGTATTCATATAACGAACATTGTACGTGAGTTTACAGATGCCTAATGGCTTTTCACCCTCACTTGTGAAATCAATATCCGTACTGGATAAAAATTGTGTTATACATAAGTTGTTTAAAGTTAAATCAGTTCCTAAACTGTTCTCAACTTCACCAGCTATTGTATCTAATGTGTTTTCAATATTTTGATTAGCTTCCGCATAACACTCAATTATAACTTCTAGTTCTCTATCAAGAGTTACATTAGGCGCTATTGTAGAAATTTCAGATGTTTCATTTTGTGTATAGACTGCTAAGGCCGGTAATTCACCTTGTAGGATATTGTATAGCTTACTATCGTAAACATTTGCTCCGGTAGTCGCTAAACCAGTTACATCAGCTATTATTCTGTCTCTTATCTGTTGTCTAATATGTGTCATTATTGTTTTTGTAAATGTATCATAGTTACATTCGTTCCATCACGTTCAATAATTTTTACTTTATATGTTACGTCTACATTGTTTATTGGAATAATTAAAAAATCATTTTCTTTTCCGTTTTCAGGAATACTTGATGTTTTTAATGTAAAAGTAGGTTGGCTTGTAGATACTGGTGCATTTAATTCATCAAAACCAGTAAAGAATTGATTATCAAATATACCAGTAACTACATATTTATCATTATTTGACGCATATCTCCATGTAGCACTTACTGCAAAATCATTGAGATTAAAAAACGCATCATTAGCTAGATTGAGATTCATTTTCTTCTACTTTCTCTTGAGGTTTAGCTTCAGATTGACCTAAATCTAATGTAGCTACATTATGATTAACTAATTTATCGGCATAAACACCACCAACATCCACAATATCGCCTTTTTTATAAGAAACGCCTAATATTTCAGTTTTTATTAGTAATTTAATTTTAGCCACGATTTTTTACCTCTTTAGTAGTAGAAGATTTTAAACCGTCACTTCTATCAGTTTTTTTTTCTTTCTTAGCAGATGATAATGTTGCTACACCAGTATTAACAAGAAAATTTCCATCTTTTTCAGAAATTTCAATAGTATCACCGGAATTAACTACTTTTCCATCTACTCTAGTTGCTCTAAGTAATGTTATTTTCATAGTATTCATGGGAGCGGATTTCTCCGCTCCCTTCCCTTCAAATTGTTGTTGAGTTAATGCCATAATTAAGCAGAAACACAGAATGAAACAGGATGTTTCACGCCAAAGTCAACTGAACTAAGAGCTATAAGTCTTAATCCACCTGAAGTAGCTAAAGCATACGGATCGGATTGAATTTCTAATCCTGCCCATGTTGCTACTATAAACTCTGAGAAGTCCCCAAGAATTATAGTGTTATTTGTTACCTGCGAACTAATTAAAACTTCTCTACCGTCTACAAAGCCGTCACGTTGAGCTACAGGAGAACCTGCACCATTTGTGGCTAGTGACTTCATGTAACCATTAAGAGCTGGAGTTGTGATCCAATAAACAGAATTTCCGTCTAATGAAGCATTGTCTGCAAAGATAGCAGATTCCATAGCAATTAGCTCGGCATAAGTAGGAGCACCAGCTACACCAAATGCAGTTGCATTAACGCCAGCAGTAAACTCAATACCTCTAGGTGAAGCAGCTACAGCAGCAGGATTACCAGCTACAGAAGCAGCATCCCATGCAGTACCCATAGCACGTAAAAGATTATTTCTAACCATTTGTTCTACGCTAAAGCCATCAGTATTTTGTAAAAGACTTCTAGTCATATCGGTAAAGCACCCATTAGTATGTTCAGAAAGTGTAACACTATCTAAAGTCGGATCAGAAGATGCTACTGCAACGCCTTCTCCAATCCAATTACTAGTTTGAGTAGCTGTAGTTCTAGGAATAGATACATTACCTGTATTATTAGCTAGAATTGTTGGATTAGCTCTTAAAACTGTTGAAAATGGTGTTAAAGCTCCAATCATATCCTGATAACGTAAATCATTATAGACAACATTTGCACCTGAGCCAGCAGTTGATAATGTTCTTTCTGACCATTTATTAGTTACATCTTCAGGTACAAAAAATCCTTTAGATTCTCTACCTAATTTTTGAGCGTATGCTTCAGCAGCTTCTAATTCAAAAGCAGCATCTTCACGTGAAATTAAACCAGCTTGTGCTTTTGCAGCTCTAACTATTGAAAATGATCTTGATTCTGTTTCATTTAGACCAATTTCATTAGTTTCTAATGGTTTATTTTCAATTTCTTGTAATAAAGCACCTCTAAAAGCGTCTAATGATAGACCTTTAGCAACAGCTTCATCCGCCATTGGTGTTTTATTGTGTCTTGAAGCTAAAGAATAGATTTCTGATATATCTTTTTCTCTTTTTTGTACAGCTTCGGTAGATGCAACACGGATTTTTTCTTCAATGTTAACTTCTACTTTGTTTTCTTCTGTAGTTTTTTCCATAATAGTCTCCTTTGTTATGGTTTGGGGTTGTAAAGATAAAGAACGTCCAATGCCTACGGTTTGATCCGCACCCATTGATACAATACTTACTTCATGTGGAGTAAAAGCAGCTCTATAGGCTTCTTCTTCTTCATCATCATAGTAAGATTCACGCTCTAAGTTGGTTATGGTATATCCAATACTTACTTGTGTACGGATCCCATCTAAGACATCATCAAATACTTCCCTAGCCATAGTAGATTTACCAAATCGTACTGTAGAGTAAAGCCGTCCCTGACTTTCATCTAGTCTAGTATTTTCTATAACACCTATTTGTTGTCGGCTATCATGGTCAAGCAATAATGGTGCTTTATTATTTAGCCTATTAAGATCAACGTCACCTGTTCTATGTGAAAGAATTTCCAATCCAAATTCACGCATAACAGGAGATTCAGAAGATACAGACATTGTTATAGTTCTGTTTTCTACTTCGTCCCTCTCAAATTCCATAGGAAAAGCTGCTCTATGTTCTACAGTCTTTTCCTCTTTAGTTTCAATTCTAGATTCCTCTAAAACTTCACTATTCTCAATAGTTATTTCTTCTGTTTCTTCTTCTGTAACTTCCTCTGTTTCTTCTTCTTCATAAGAATCAGCTTTTAGAAATTTTACAGTATAAGAGTCATCAGTTTCAATAACTTCCTCAATATGTCTTTTAACTTCTTTATTTTTAGTCATTGACTTCTCCTTCTTCATTTTTTCAACAAGTTTTCGTGACCAGCTAAAGCCTGCGTCTCCACCCCATAACGCCCAAGCTATTCTGCCGTTAGATGGATAACCTTCTTCACCTTGCTTAAATCCTTCAGCTTTTTTGACACCTTCTTGCCTACTAAAAAAACTAAACATTCTTTTAACTGTATCATCAGATAGATTTTCACCAGCAATAATTTGTCTAGCCCTAACAGCACCAACTCTAGTACCACCTCTACCAAATTCTTCACGCCAAGCAATGCCCTTACGAGCTTCATCTTTCATGCCTGCGTTTGGATAATTACTAACTGGCATCATCCTCACCATCTTCATCAAATGGCACACCAGTTTGAGCATTAAACTTAGTTCCATAAGGTTCATAAGCTAAATCAATTCCCATTTTAGCAGCTAAACCAGCTTGTGCGTCTAATTCTGAGAAATGTTGACTTAATTCTTTACCGCTTTGATTTAAAACATCCTGTATTGTAGATAGTCCATTTGTTAAGTTAAGCTGATTAGCTTGTGCTTCTTTTAATGGATCAACAGAATGATAACCTCTAGCAGAAAATTCTATTGGATTAGCCCACTTTTCATAACGAGTCATGGGTAAAGGTAAAGTACCTGATATAATAGCCATTTCTAACCATTTTTTATAAACTGGTTTACAGAAATGCTCTATAATAAAAGATTGAGAGTGTTTATAGCTGTCTCTCTCGTCCAATAGGCCTACTCTAGCACTACTATAACTAGTCTGCGTCAAGTCATTGGAAAGTGACGCATAAGAGACTCCTAGTCCACTAGCTATTGTTCTAAGCATTGCTTTATCAAATTCACCTACACCAGTATTAGGATGATTCCAATTAGCAAATTCAATATCAGTACCTTGTGGTAAAATATCTATAGTTGCAGGTTCAAAATTCATTGCCGGCATTGTAGCAGCTTCACCATCTAGATACGCTTCAGTAGTCATTGAATCACCTGCTGGTGTTTTAATAAAAGCCATTTTAGATGCGGCAGCTTTACTAGCTACTAGTTCTGATAGTCTAAAATCTTGTAACCATTTGATGGCAGTCATTGTAGATGCTAATTTTTTTGGATAACCTCTAGTTTGTCCAAATCTATCAGGACTATAAAGGTGTAACATTTCAGAAGCATCAATTCTATCTTCTTTAGATGGATTACTATAGTTTGCTACAACTGTAGAACTATAAGGATCACGATTTATCCAATACGCTAATGGTTTTTGAGTGTATTTATCTATTTCTACACCCATTTTAATACATCTACCATTACCTAATTCTTTATTAAGTGTAGAATCAAGATAATCAGGTTCTAAAAAGCTAAGTTTTAATCCTTCTTTAGTATTTATATAATGACATAATACCTCGCCATCTCTAGCTAAACCTTCTACAATCATATTGTAAATATCAGGCATTGTATAAGTGTTACTAACTTCAGGACTTTGACACCATTGATACCAACTTCTTTCAATCAAATCATTATCAAAATCATCTAAAGTACCATCATCATTTCTACTATGGACTTGAATTTTAAATCCTTGTCCATTTCCTATAGTACCTTGTTTAATTAATTGAAAGTATCTTTGAACAATAGGATTATTTCTAGCTAAGTCTCTACATCTATCTCTTAAAATCTTTAGGTTGTTTTCAAGTTCTGCATCAGGACTAGAGCTAGTTGCTTTCCAATCATTAAATAATCTTCCAGCGTTTGCGCCAGTAAAGTTTCTTTTACCAGTTTTTTTATTCTTTTTTCTTCTAAATCTATCTAAAAAAGCCATTATATATCCTTAAAATCCTGAATTACCGGTAAAATTAGCTCTAATAATTTGTCCAGTTTCCAGTCCTTGCTTGGCTCTGTTTTGACGTAATTCAGCTATAACTATACGTTCATACTCATGTTTAGTCTCTATTAACTCTAAAGGTGTTAATTTTGTAATACTTCTACCGGCTACAGAATAAGATGAAGCGTCATCAACAAAACGTCCTTCTAATAGTGCCTTTATAGCTTCTAATACTTTTTGAGCGTGGGTTCTTAAATCTTTACCAGTTGACTGGAGATTAAAATCAGGCAGTATTTCTAATTGCCCTTGATAGACTATAAATCTATCATTTCCACTTGTTACAAAACCTTGACCTTGATAAATAGCTGGAGCTATATCATCCGTACTTGTAGCTAAGTGATTTACCCTAAAAGTACCATTGTTATTGGTAGCTGTTACGTCAAAACTATATTTTCCATCAGACGATCTAAAAAAATACTTTAAAGTCCAAGTTGCTGGTGGGAAATTAGATAAATTACGTTCCCATCTCCAAGTTGTACCGGCATAAACTAAAGTAGGCTCTACAGGTAAATATTCTACACCTAAATCTGAAACACTCATCTCGGTTGTACTCCTATAGAAAATAACCTAACCATAGTTCTACCTTGATCGGTTACAATAGTATTTTTTAAATCATAATAGTACGCATCACGTCCACCTGAAATAAAAACACTTGTTGATGTATTACTAATACTACTAGAAACAATAGTAATATCTGTACTAGATGCTGTCCACGTTGAAGTGTTGATAGTTTCTGTACTAGATATTAATGCACTCCAATCTATAGAGTAGTCTAAAGTTGCACCAGCACTTTTGATAGCGTCAACACTTTGTAGAGCAACATTATATGGTGATTTAACCATTTTAAGCTCCTTTTATTAAAGTGTTATGAAATAGTTGCTATTCCGCTTGCAGATGGCGTCACTTGAAACGTGCTATTGCTGCTTGAAACACTACCACCACCAGTATCTAGGTCAACATACGCTAATAAAGCATTAGATGCTGTTGAACTAAATAATACTAAATATTTAGCGGTAATTGTTACGCTGCTACCAAATGAAATATCAGCTGCATCAAATGTCACCGTGCCACCTGATTCTGTGAGAGTTACAGAAGCAAGAGTCTGACGGCTATAGTCGCTATCTGTTACTTCATTCGTAATATCAGTAAGGTTGCTTTGAGTAGCTACATTAGGTGTGTAACTTGATGTAGTCATTAGTGCAATAAATGTATCGCCATCTAGGTCGATTGCGTTGTCGGCAATTTTTAACTTGCCTGAGTTGTAAAATGTAAATGATCCAGCTGCCATGTTAATCTCCTATGCTGCTTTAATTGTGACTTTTGGTGTATTTTTGTATGTTCTGAGAACTCTACTATCAGATGCAATTAAAATGCCACCTGCACCACCTGAGTCTGTTGTTGCGGACACTTGTTGTCCAGTTATTGTAAGCGTTCCAAGTCCTGTTGTTACGTTTACTGCTATATTAACAGCAACACTTTGTCCTGTTAAAGTTAATGAACCAGTACCAACTACAATATCGTCACCATCTTGTATTGTAACTTGTTGTCCAGTAATGGTTAAACTACCTGTTTGTGGTTGTATATTTTCATTTTCCACAAATGTAGGTTGTAATCCTGTTATGGTTAAAGCACCTGAACCTAATGATATTACATTACCATTATTAATGGATGGTGATTGACCACTTATATTTAATGAACCATTAACAGGTTCAGTTTGTATTCCTATACCTAAAGTAACTTGCTTACCATCTATTACAAGTGAAGCTGTAGATGGGAATACATCTACATCTACTTTAAATTCAGCTTGTTGACCTGTAATAGTTAAACTACCAGTATTAGTAGCAATATTAGTACCATGACTTACTGTTGGTGTTTTACCATCAAGAGTAAGTGTTCCATGTGTAGGTGAAACAAGACCACCAATATTTTCTAATACTTGTTGTCCAGTTATCGTAAGTGAACCAGTATTAGGTGTTACATTAACACCACTTACAGTTGATACTTGTTTACCATCAATAACTAATGCACCAGCAAATACACCAATATTATCACCATCTCTAACCGCTACTGGTTGACCAGCTATAGTTAATGAACCCTGACTAGGTGTTAAATTGTTTCCTTGTACTAAACTAGGTTGCAATCCTGATATACTTAAACTACCTGTTGACGGTGTAGCATTTACACCGGAACTTATTGTAGCTTGTTTACCATCAATAGTTAAACTACCAGTATTAGTAGTAATGACATTACCACCTATTACAGCGGCCTGCTTACCACTTATTACTAATGATCCAGTTGTAGGTGTAGCGTTAACACCACTATTTGCTGTTGGTTGTAACCCAGTTAAGGTTAGACTTCCAGTACCAGCTGTTAACTCAACAGCTTGACCAGCTGAAACATCAGAAAATGGTAGTTCACTAAATGTAGTAAACCCAAACATTTAGTTATTCTCCGTTGTTTTCTTCTAGTCTTGGATCAATCCAACCTTCAATAGCTACCCATCCATCAACATCATTATAAGAATATTTGTAACCAAAATAATCATCAGGCTCTACAGCGTTTTGATATACGTTAGAATTGTTACTGTTTACATCACTTATGATTAGTTCAGGATTACCATCACCATCATTTATAGTTGTTTTATCGTTTTCTCTTACTATTTCTTTTGAATCGTCAAATAGATAGATAGCAACGCCATCATTATCTGTTGAATCATTCCATGTTATGACTTGCATTTTAGTCTCCTTATTATGATTTAATTAAAATTTTAGTTGATGAAAGTGCAGTTCCACCTAAAACAGATGGTGTTCCTGCTGTAGTCGACAAAGTACCATCAGTCTGAACGTAGTATTGTGAAGCTGTTGTTAAGCCTGTTTGGTTTTCATCACTTTGTGATATTACTTTTACTTTTACATCTTCATTATCTGCAACAGTATCTTGAGCAAAGCCAATAAAATTTGTAGCACCAAGATTAAATGTAGTTATAGAACCTTCAGGAATAATTGCTAATCCTTGTAAATCATGCGCACCATTTTCTTCATATACTGCCAAAGTAGTATAATCACTAGGTTGGTATGCAAAACTCACACTATTATTTGAACCAACATCTGTTGAATTATAAGTATTGCTATTAGTTAAAGTAAAACTAGTACCACTAATTGTAGCAACACCACCTTTTAAATAATATGGTGAAGCCTGACCTCTATGTGCGTAAGATATACCACCACCATCAGTACCCTGACATCCAAAAAGGTTATCATTACTATCTGTTGAAATAACTGCTTTAGTACCATGTGTAACTGAAGTACCTGATACAGTTGCTACTATACCATAAAGGTCATTACTGTTTTGGTCATCAGCAAATAAACATAAATGTTTTTTTGTTTTTGGATCATACGTCATGCCATCAGCACTAATTCTACTTTTATAACTATTAAAAGTGAGATCAGTATTCCAACTAACAGTATTATAATTATCAGTAATATTTATAGTATTAAATACACCTTTATTATTATCACTTCCATATGCAACTATCCCAATTTGTGCTTCTTCATCATAACTACTGCTAAAATAATAACAATCCGTTTCATTGCTTGGATTTACTACAAAATTTCCTGCTGGTAGATTTGTTCCATCAACATATACTGCACCAACTTGAGCTTTATAATTATCATAAACAAAACTTGTTACAATAACAACAGCACCTACTTTACTATCATAATAACAAGAACCTCTATTATTAGTGTTTCCACTATATATTACATTTGCTGTGCCTTCTGTAGTAGAGCCATCACTAGCTAAAGTAATACATCTAGCAACAAGATAACTACTACTATTTTTATAAATTACAACATGCTTGCTATTACCTACATAACAACTATCTAATATTGTTGTTGTGTTTGTGTTAAAGGCACTTCCTGAAACAATATTGCTAATTGTATTATTGCTAACAGTAAATGATTTAGAGTAACCATAATTTGACGCATCTTGGTCTCTGTAAACTGCTAAAAAACGATTTTGAACAGTATCATAAGATACGCTGTGCATATCTAACCATCCTGCTGATATTTCTTCTTCAGAACCATTAGAATATGCAATAGTTGTAATATTAGCTTTTACTTCTTCAAAATCACCATCCGTTCTTAAAATAACAGGCTTACCTTTAGTAATAGAACCATTAGCCATACCAACTAATTCTGTTGGTGGCTCAGCTAACTCTAGGTCTGTTCCGCTTCTTGCAGTACCTACAAATTGTGACGCATTTACTGATATTGTTGAGCCAAAAGATAAAAGCGCACTAACACCTTCATTATTAGTTTGTCTATCAGCAATGACAACACCTTTATTTGTATCAGGATTAAATAATGATGCCTGTGGTTTTGTTCTATCTGTAGTTGTATTACCTATAGTGTTTGTTGAATCTGTCCAACTTGGAGTTGTTCCTGATATTGTTATAACACCAATTTTACCATAATATTCAGAAGCACTACTGTCATAAAGTTGATAAGGTACAACACTTTTATTTTGTTCTGTGTCATAATAAGAAGCCATATATCTTGATTTAACACTATTCATAAGTGTTCTAGTTCCTTTTGTAAAAGTATCACTAGATGCCGTTAATACAGTTGCGTAAATATTTTGGTCAGTTGAGTCATCATCAATGTCCAAATATAACCATTTATTATTATCAGGGTCATAATTCATACTTTGATTGCCTTCTGCAAAATTAGCATTTCCAACAGACAAATAATTAGTTGAAGCTGTTATATTTGAACCTGATATATTAGCAGTATATATTTTATCATTTCCTGAACCTGAAACATAACTTATAGCTATAACTGTTCTATGTGTATCAGGATCATATCCATTAAACCAATGAGAATAAGTGTTAGCTGTAACACTTAAAGTTGCACTATTGCCTACTGTTAATGTCGTTCCACTATTTGTAATAATGTATAATTTAAAATCAGTTGTATTTAATTCTTTAGCAATAAAAACAAACTTATTTTCATTTGGATTATAACTAATTGTGCAATTTTCTCTATATAAATCACCACTAAATGGTTGTACTCTCGTTCCTATTGTAGCCGAATTTGTACCTGTATAAGTTGCACCAAAAACATAACCTTTAGAGCTTGTTGCATACGTTCCTATAAACGCACCATTACCATAAGTTAATTGATAACCTCTTTCATTACCACCATTTCCTGAGTACACAATAACAGGAGTACCCCACGTTATACTGCTACCTGATTCAGTTCCAATAGTTAATCTAGGATAATAATCTGCTCCGCCTGTGCCATAATTAAGAACACCAATTTTATCATTTGTAGTATCATAAGCAATGCTTGTTTTAATGCTATTGCCTATTTGAGATGAAGCATAGGTTATAAAATCAGTAGATGATGGTGTTGTATCAGGTATTGTACTCGTTCTTTCAACAATAGTTCCATCATTTTTTGCGTAATAATCCTTACCTGCGGTCATGCCTGTTTGGTCGTTGTTAAACGAGCCTGCGCGATTTACTCCAACAGGTTCAGTTGTACTTGCTGTTGTAGATGCGATCCCAAAGTAATTGTCGTTAGTTAAATTAACATTTGTAGAAAAACCACCACTTCTTACAACTAGATCATAAGTAAAGTCTGTTGAATTAGCATACCAATATGTTAAATATCCTGTAGTTTTATCTGTGCTATTGTAAGCTATACCACCTGTATATTTAGAACCAAAATTAGAAGTGTGCAAAGTTGATACTGTTACTGCTGTTGAAGATGGCACAACTTTATAAAATACATCATAAGCTGAGTTGTCATAATATTCATTAGCACTTAGGACAAATAGATAACTATTGTTTTCATTAATAAAAGCAAAAGATGGATAATTTCTAAATGTAGCTACTTCTGTGCTTGAGTTAACTGTAATTGTTGAGTTTGAATTTATAGTACAATTACTAATATCAGTTTTCCAATTAGCAACTAGATTACTACTATTGTCATCTACGTTTCCAATTAATAATCTGTTATTAATAGTGTCATATATTGCACCAATTTGCTTAACATATTTTGGTTGGTTTGTTCCATCTGAACCTGCTGTATTTGCTTTTATTGTTTGTTTAGCACCCCAACTAACTGACCTTGTGCTACCACCTGTGATTGTACCAACATAAGCATCAACAGATTCAGTACCTTGTCCTGTTGGATAGCTTCTAATAGATACAATTAAATTGTTATCTGGATCAAAAACTGTTTTTAAACAACTCCCAACACCATAATAACCCCAAGTAAAATTGCCAAACTTACCTGTCGTAGTATCAATAGCTGTTTCTGAACCAAGAGTAATAGTTGTTCCAGAAAGGGTAAATACTTTAGATTTTATTGAAGCACTTGCTATTGTTTCTGTAGAGTTATAACTATAAGTTACTAATCCTGCATCTGCATTGCTGTCATAACCTAAAGAGCAATACATATAATTATAATAATTACTTGCACTACTTACCTCTAATTCTGTACCCAAAGTAAATGTTGTTCCAGATAGTGTACCTGCTCTTATATAACCATAAGTAGGATCACCAGAATTATTACCATAAGTAAATACTACTGTTGAACCACTTGTTAAAATACCGTCTATTGTATATGAGCCAATACTTTTTAAAGCAACAGGAGTACCAGAAGTAACAGAACCATCTGTTGCAACAGTATAAGCAACTATCGTTGGATAACCGTTTGACGCAATATAGCCTGCAACAAATGTATTTTGTGCAGAGCAATAAAAATTAAAAGCCTGTTTTTCTGAACTACTAGAATCAACAATACCTGCTCCAGTAGTGTTGCTTATTGCTACATCTGATGATGTTGTTGTTGCAACTTGTGAAACTGTATTATCAGCGTTTAAGATTAATGGTTTGCCTGCCGTAATACTACCACTAGCTGTATAGTCACGGTTTACGCCAATGTCACGATAGGATGATTTCTCAGCAGGATAAGTAACAAAGACTGTTGAACCTGTAGCTGATAAAGAGATAGCATTTCCTGAGTTACTACTTTCAAATATAGTATCTCTTGTAAGTGTGTTTGTGTTATACGTTCCCTGACCTACTTCAAAATCTGTACCATTAACATCTGTAATTGTGTAATAACACTTTGTTCCATTACCTAACACACTAAACGCTTGAAAGCCTGACTCAGCTCCAGTAAGCGTTAATGTTCCAGTACCGGTGGTACTCGTCAACTCTTTAATTCTATCCAAACTTTTTAACATTATATATCCATCCAGTTACCACCACGCCTTATAAAAGGATTAGGTTTTTTTGGTTTTTCTTCTTTTGTTTTTTCTGTAGCACGGTTTAGTTTCTCGTGCAGTATTCTTAAATTTACATTTAAGATATTGTAAGCTGCGAAGGCATAACATAAACAATCCCACGCTTCATTTCTTGCACGTTTTTTAATCCATTGGCTTCTACGCACACCTCTAACAACTTTCTCAGTTCTACTTTCACTAGCTAGTTGTCTAAAATATTCTTCATCTAAATGATCAGGTAGATGTATATATCCACTACCTTCTTCAGTTATCTTTAAACGTCCATAAACGTGGTTCTTAATAGTATCTGAACCTACTGGATATAAACGAACTTTGCCGGTGTTATTTCTACTAGGCCTACCCACCATTGGTCTACCTTCGCCGCCTACACCTTTAATAGCAAAATAACGGCGGTCTACTTTCTTTTTTGTATAATCATAAGTTTGCTGTGTAAAGTGACCACCGCTATCTATACAAGCACACTTAATAGACAACTCAATGCCTTTAGGATGCGCGTATTTTTCTTCTAGTATCTCCGTTAACTCATCCCATAATTGAGGAGTTGAAGGATCACCAAAAATAATTTTATGATCTATGATATATACTTGTTCATCTCTACAGAAACCAGTAATGGTAATCTCTAATCTATCGTCTTGTACGTCTACCCCAGCTACCAAAAGAACTACATCTTCAGGTAAATCTTTACCCCAGTTATAAGCACGTTTTCTTAGTTGGTATTCTTCGACTTTTTCGCCTTCGTTTTCGTCCCAGCTTTCTGCGAGGACGGTGTTGACGAACACTCGCAACGTTTCTGGAAGATTTTTTGCTTGAAGGAAATGAGTAGCGATTTCACCCATTGTAGACCAGCTACTATATAACCCATTAAGATGGAAGCTAGCAGTACCAGTAAATTTACTATTCGCTTTCCAGTAGCCACGCTTAATGTTAGCAAGCCTTTTGCTATCGTCCCAAGCACCTCCACATTCACTACAAACGTATACAGCTTTCTCAGGTTCGCCTTCATTCCATTTAACATTTTTCCACTCCAACTCTGACTCATGTTCACAATCGTGACATGGTACAATAAATTTTCTTTGATCACCTTGTAGGTAAGCGCTTTCTATCTTACTACTACCTTTAGTTGTTGGTGTACTAACTAACGCCACCTTACGATTATAAAAATTACTAGTACGTCTTGTACCTAACGCAATTATATCACCTTCTGTAGTTCCTAATACAGAATATCTATCTATCTCATCACACAATAAAATTCTTATTGGTCTACTACTAACACTAGCAGCAGAATTACTACCAACTAAATCTAATGAACCACCAGTAAACGATTTAGCATAGATAGTATTATTACTATCTCTTGATCGAGCTGGTAAAACTTTGTGAGTTAAACTAGCTGTATCACGTATCATTGGACTAATTCTATTCTTACTAAACGTACCTGCCATTTGTAATGTTGGTTGAATCATCAATATAGGTGATGGATCAATATCAATATGAAAGCCTATTATATTTAATAGGAGTTCTGTTTTACCTATCTGACTAGCTGACATTACAACTATACGTTCAACTGATGGATCAGTAAAAGAGTCCATAATCTCACGTTGAAACTCTGCTCTATTCGTATTCCATTTACCAGCTTCAGCACTAGCTTCAGAACTTAAATATCTATTCTTGTCTGACCATTGACTTACCGTGTACTTTGGTGGAGGTCTTAACATCATCATTGCTTGACGTGTTGTCTCTACTATATTCTCCGTTGGCACTTGTATTGTCATACGATTCTACATCCGTTTCAGATAGTTCAATCAATACTTCATCAACTGAATTTTCTAATGTTGCTCTAACTTCATTTATATTTCTACTAGCAAATACATCACCAGCTACTTTAGATGGTAATGATAATAGTTTAGCTTTTATTAGTCCTGTTATACTTCCCCATACTTGAGATACATGATCTTTATGAACTAACTCAGATGCTTTTTGAGCTGCATCTAATTCTAATAGTTCAGCTCTTGCCTTCTCTACTCTTAGTTTAGCATTAGCAATATCGGAGTCTGCATCTAGTTCTAAAGATAACGATCTAAGGTATTTTATATAACCTTGAATAGAACCAACTAAAGGATAACGTCCACGCTTACCATCAATCTTAGGAATGTGGCCGGCTTTCGCTAATTGTTGTACACGCCTTTCGCTTAAATCAAGTATTAATGCAATTTCTTTGCAAGACTTGTTACTCCCAGTTTTCTCCATTTTTTAAAACCTTTTGTTTTTAAATTTGTTTGAGTTCAAACGAACTCGAACTAAGATTTTCTGTGACTAGCAGAATATCGTTCTCGAGAAATACCCTCTAATTAAACGTCCATAAAGTACCTTTTGATAACCCTTGTATTACCTTACTTTTACTAACTTTAATTTAAATTTCTTGTTAAATTGAAACCTAATTTGTTTTTGTAATTGTTTTTCAAGTATCTTAGGTATGAATGTACGTGTTAATTTATCAAACGGAAATAATTTATTAATAGTTTGTCTATCAACAAAACTTGCTACCTTTTGTAGTTTAGGACTTTTATCATTTGTTGTTGTGCCTAATCTTCTCCATATTCCATTGAATGAACCATTACTAGGTCTACCTTTAGGTGTTCCAAAGAAATATCTTTTCTTGTCTGCTTTAACTCTCTTAACAAAGTTTCTAGGAAAGTTACCATGTTGATTTAATTCTGAATGAACTGTTGGTATAACTATATACTTTCTATTAGGTGTACGTTCACCACCATTAGTCTGCAATCTCATATACTTAATACGTCTATTCGTACCGGAACTATCACCACTAGATTTAATGTTAGGTTCACCTTTAACGCCTACATAAGCTATTTTATCATTAACCGTCTTTTGTGAACTCTTTGTCTTTGTATATCCAAATGCACTTGATGTATATTTAACAGGCTTATCAAAAGTTCTATTAGTGTTCATGTTATATAACTTCATCATCTTACGTGCTGTATCATTCATAGCAAAGCCTACTGCTTTAGGTAGATCAACACCTTGAAACTTCTTAACTCTTTTAGTAACGCTTCTTATGTTTGTCTTAACACTTATATCTAATGCTGCCATATCATTCTCCAAGTTATGTAGAGTCAATTAATAGATTACTAATGGGAATAAGTAATCATGTGAGAAAGCCCAAAATATGAAAAAAGACTCCTATTGACTCTACAGCACTTCGGCTAATCAACTCTTACTATAACGATATTATATAAACAGGGGATGTTCGTTAATGGTTGACCTATCAAGATAGGATGTTGTGTTTACAACTAACCTCACTTTATCAAAAAATATAGGTTGATTTGTACAAAGTAGTCAACACTAAAAAAATAAATATACTATATGTTGTTAAAACTAAAGAAATCGTTAGGTGATACACTACCATTAGTAGCAAAGTATATTTTTTCTAAAGCATCCGGTAAAGGTATTACCTCACCATTTATGTACCTGTATACTGATCTACTAGATACTTCGATAGTAGCAGCAAAGTCATCATAAGATATTTCTTCTAATTTTAAATAGTCTTTTAGTTTCATTAGATTGCTCCTAGTCCTACTAATATTAATATAAAAAATATAAACATTATTCCATACATAAATAATTCACATAGTAATTTAAAATAAGTAATCATCATCATTCTCCATTAGCACTATAGGAGTATCTTCCCCTATCCATGCACCTAATATATTAAAGTCTATCCATTCAATAGACTCTTGTTTATCCATACCCTGTTGTATAAATACATTCACTAACTTATTATAATCATATACAATCACAGTATCACATCCACATCTGTGACCTAGGCCTATAATAGCTTCATTGCATCCTGACCACTTTTTCATTTAAGATACCTCCAATGTATATTTATAGTTTTGATATGCACAATACCCTACCAATAGATAAACAATCTTCTCATCAGGATGTTCATCATTGATGTAAATAGAGTTACCCATAATAGTACATACTTCTATGTACCATCTTTATCAGTAAAGTATAAGTAGTCATCAGCTAGTGATGTTATCTCTACACCTAATGTACTGGATATAAAACTTACTAAACATACGTCCTGAGTATAGTTATGATCCTTGTACTTCCATTTCTTTTGTAATTCTGAATTATACATTGTTATGCTCCCCATAATTCTAATGCTTCTTTTTCAGCTTCTGAATAATTTTTAAAATTTTTAACTTTTTGTTCTACTGCTTTTTTTCTTTTTCTGCCTAATAAATGTGTGCTAGTAAAAGTTTTTTTATCATACGCTCTTAAAATAGCACCCATAGAATATCTAGTAATAGTAGCTAATTTTTTATTATTTTTAATGATGGTAGTTATAGCTGGGGCTAGATATAAATTCTAAACCTCTCATTGTATGTTTTTTTAAGTTGTTCATTGTTATACACTCCAATCCATACGTTCATAATTTAATGCTTTTTCTAATTTTCTAAACACTCTTAAAGCTGCTCTTGAGTGTGTAGTTTTTTCACCAGCATCTTCATAAAATTGTAATATACCTATCATTGAGGTATATGTTTCATCTAATTCTTTGTCTGTAAGTTTTATTGTATTAGTCATTGTAATCTCCTGTTTATGTATCGAGATTACTACTATATGACATATAGTGTCAACACCTATTTAATATTAATACATTCTACTTTAGGTATAGGTTCTTGATTAGATGCTTTTATAACGATTACTACAAAGATAACTATAAGCATGATTGATATAGTACCTAGTATAGTCATTAGTCCTTTAAACATTTTTTCTATTAGTTTCATATTTTTCTCCTGTTATTCATCATAGACAATCCATGATTTAATTAATGCACCTCTATAGTTTGATTTAACCGTCCTACGATCACATCTAAACCTTTTAGATAATCTACTCCATGTTCCATACGATCTGTTTGCCATTGATAATGCTACTGACCATATCAATTTTCTATCTTCTACTGATAACTTTAAACCAGTCTCTAATGCTTTATCATAATTATCTATTTGTTTTCTACTTGGACTTAACCTTACTTTAGCAGTTTTATCCCATCCATAAGATGTCCAATCCGGTGGAATATCTAACCAACTATTACTAATCTTTTTTTTAGTTAATGGTGGTAACATCTTGTCTGTTCTAGCTGCTTCTTTAAATACATAGTCCATGTGTGCTATCTGTTCATCCGTTGCCCATATTTTTTTTCTTTTAATGTCCATTAGTAGTTCCTTTATCACGTTGCATTTCTTTTGATACTTCACATAGATCAGCTATAAGATTTAATATCTGATAACTATCTACTTCTTTAATTAAAACATAACCTTCTTGAGTTCGATCATCAGAAGCAATATAGATGTGTATACTTGCCTTTTTTTGTTCATATCTAGGCACGATATATATATTGTTTAATTGCTTTTCCATTTAGTTATCCACTTTATTCACATTTATACACAGATTTTTATATTGACTACTTTTTTTAAACACCTGTATAATTGATTGTACAATCACTTCAAGAGTTGAATTTTTAAAAGTTTGTTTTACTGACATTGTAATTAAATAGAAATACAAGAATTGGAATATATTGTAGTACAATATATTGTAAGCAAAACCATTAAAAAAAAATCTATTCAATCTCATTACCCCAGCTATCCCATCCCTCTATTTTTTGTCTTGCAAATAATTCTATTCTAGGTAAGTCACCACAAAGTTCTACAATTCTATTTCTAGCTATATCAGGTTTTCTACTATGCTCTCTAATAGGATCATAAATTACTTGGTGAACACTTTTTGAAACTCTTTTAGGTTTACCTTTTGTGGCTAGTAAGCAAATTTCATTGTTTGCTCTAGTCCAATGCCCTAAACCCCAAAACAAACTATCCGCAATTTTATTTTTCTTTATCCAACTAAAACCACAAGTTTTATATGTAAATCCCCACCTATCTATTGTTTCTAATCCTTGAGTCAATAAAGGATATGTAACCCATAAAAATAAAATACAGTCTTTATTTGAAATTGTTTCTACAGGTAAATTAAAAATATCATTATCATCCATACAATCGTAATGGTTTTCTGCTGACTTTTTTTCTTTGCCTTTACCTGACCAAACTTTATAAGTCCAAGGAGGATCAGCATAAATTATATTGTATTTTTTATTAGGAAACATATCTATTCCACATTCTTTAACTCAGGAAATTCATTATTTTCTTTTTGTCTTTGTAGCTCTCTATATTTTTTTCTTTGATATGCTGTTAAATCACCTCTTAGTAATTCTTTTTCATAATCAATAAAATATCTATTCATGTTCTGTCTGTTATATTGTTCAGTTCTTTTTTTACGTTCATTATCAAAATGTTCTTCCGGTATAGAGTTTACTTTATCCATTACCCTATCCAACATCTTATGAAATGACATATCATTCTTAGCTTTCATCCATTGCTCCCATACGTGTATTTAAAAATAACTTAATACCATCACCTACTGGTACTTTACCTAACATCATAGCCTTAATAGTTATTAACGGTAATCCACAATTAAACATCAAATCATTCTTTGATGTACCAGTCTTAATCATTAATCTCATCATCTCATGGTGGTTCATTTTTGTAGCTCCATAAGTTTACTAAAAATTAAAAACTTAGTAAAATTATCAGTTGGTGAAAATTGATCAGATGACTTTTCTTTATCATCTCGATAGATACCATCAGCAAAACCAAAACCATGAACAATATCTAAATCATTTAATATACTAATATTAGTATATCTTTTATTTCTATAACTATCATATAAAATTTCAGCTTCTTCTATCATATTTTGCATAATTTAAATTAGACATGATTTGTCTAGTTTGTAAATATATCTATAAAAATAAAAAAATTGACCTTCATATATCGTCATACAGAAGGTTTTAGATAGTAGTTGATAGTAGAGTACCCATAAAAAAACCCCCAAATTAGATTTGAGGGTTCTTAAACTTTATGTGTGATATTTAGATTGTGCTATTATTATCTTTTAAGATAATTAATTTTGCACCAATCTTACAAAGTCCATCATAATAATTAGTTGATAAATGATCTGATGAATAGTAATGACCAAACTCATGTATCAACAGTTCAAGTATCTCTTGTTTGTTTGTATCTAAGTCAAACCATTTACGACCAAGAACATTAAAGAACAACTGCAAGTTCCCACGGCCATAACTTGCTAAAGCACCTGAACCGTCATGTACTGTAACTGATAAACTTCCAAAGCCTAATTGTTGATGTAAGAACTTTGCATAGTCAACTACTTCTTGCATCTTATCATCAACATTAACTTCTTCTGCTCCACCAGTAAACTCAGGTCTTGCATATTTACTAATTTGTCCTGATGGTAAAGCAAAATTAGAATACTCCTCTCTTGCTTCTCTGATTTTTACCCAAGCATCTTTTGAAAGTTGGCTACCTGATATAACCTGTCTATCATCAGCAAATGCTTTTTTATTTGCTTCAGGATCAGACATATCATATACAACAGCATCTTCACCAAACTTGGCCTCAATAACAGATTTAACTGCATCAGAATTAGCTTCTTTTTGCTCTAAGGCTTCTTGTGCAAAAGTTGTTTGCAATTCATCTTCAGATAAATCAGCATGAGTTTCATTTAAAACAAATGCTTTTAACTTTTTAAGATAAGCTGGTTTAACATTATCTCTATCTTTAGATAGAGGAACTTTTTGATTAACATTTATTGTAAATGGTATATCAGTTTCAACAACTGGTATTCCTAATTCACAAATATAGTTTGTGTCTAAAGATTTAAACAATTCAATTTCAGTTAATCTTGAGGTTGGTGTAAAGTTACCTTCTTCATCAACAGTTACAGTTGGTAAAGTTTCTGTAAATACTGAGTGAGTGTTTGATCTTTTTATTAAATTATTATTAATCACAAACTCAACATTTTTTGGTGGAATTATAGTTTTTGATAAATCTAATAATTCATCAAACTCAATTTTTTTTAGTTTGATAACACCCTCAAAGATAGAACCTAATTCTGTCTTAGTTCCAGTTTTAGTTCTAGTACCATCTGATTTAAAAAGTACAGTCCCTTTTGTGCTTTTTATTTTAGCACTTTTAAACATGGCTAATGTAGATTTAGTACCATAAGAAAAACGACCTCTTTTAGATGTATCACCAGCTTTATAACTTTCATTAAAAAGTGTATAAGCATCAGCTAACTTTTTAAAACCTTCAGCACTATCATCTTCAACTTTAATAAATGTACCTTCAGGATTCCAATCAATGATAACATTGCATTTACTAATATTTTCATCAAAAGCATTTGAAACTAACTCTTTAATAATAAAAATTTTGTTTTTATCATTTTGATTTTTTCTTAATCCAACTTGATTAACATTAAACCATGTAGAGTTATTGCGAGAAGTTTTGTCTAGAACTTTCTTAGACTCTGCTTCACCAGTATTACTGGATTTATTTTTTGTCATATTTAACATAAATACAGATTACTACTATTGACATATACTGTCAACAACTAAATTAAAATAATATTTGACGAATCACTTTGTTACGTTTTACATGGTTATTAATAATATGAAATTATGAACAGGAGAATTAAATGAACATTGAAGATATTGAAAGGGAAATTGCACCTTATAGTAATGAACATAATGAGCCGCCATCACTAATTCAATCAGATGAAATTGGTAGTTTAGTATTAGCTTTATCTAAAGCACAAGGTGAGTTTCCTATCATTGGTAAAAATCAAACAGCAAAAGCTGGAGCAAGAGTTTATGATTGGGCAGACTTATCAGCAATACACAAAGGTATAAAAGAAATACTAAGTAAGCATGAGTTAGCTATAATTTTTACACCAAATAGAGTTGTAGATAAAAATGGTGTTACCCTAATGTTATCTATGAAGTTACTTCACTCCTCAGGTGAATACACAGAAGGTTCATTGCCTTTAATGTTAGATCAATCTACTTCACAAGCAATGGGATCAGCAATCTCTTACGCAAGACGATACTTAATGTATTGTATGTTAGATATTTCTACAGATGATGATGATGGTGTAGCTGCAACAACTAAACCCCCAGTAAAACAGACTAAAGATAACTACAATAATTATGGTCGCTAGAACTTTAGGTAGTTCTTTAAATGGTATTAACAATAAAATTTATTTAAGGAGATTAGCAAAAATGCAAGAACAAAATAAAAAGCCACCGGAATATTATAAAAGTAATGAAACTTTTTTAGACTTTTATATAAAGCGTAATTTTAGTGAACAAGGTAGAAATATTGGTATTGAATATCAGAGCTGCTTAGTAACTTTAAAAAAAGAACAAGTTTTAAATTTATTAAAAGCAATGGGAGATAATGAAGAAATTATGTTAACCGGTAAAGGATGGTTAAATGATATAAGTGATCCAAATAAAAGTTCTCTACACGTTCAATGTGTATCTCATAGTCAGAATGATTTAGATTATTTAGCAAAATATAATGAAAGAAATTTAAACTCTAATTATCAAAGGCCTAATCAATCTACACCATCACAATATTTAGAAGCTAAAAATACTCCTAGTGATACTTATGTGACGGAAACAGATTATAGAGCTAATGCTAGTCAAGTTAAGACAACTACGGATATGGATGATGACATCCCCTTCTAAAAATAATGAATTTTTTACATATAAGGGATTTGGTGAGTTACTAACCACTAAGGAGGTATGTTTAATTTGTTGGAATAAAGATGATCATAAAACGAGAAGTAAACTATATCGTTTAGTTAAGAATGATTTATTTCCTAAACCAAGAGTTGATTTAGGTACAAAGAAACGCCACAAATTTTATTTTAGTAATGAAGAAATCTTTAGATTTAATAGATCAGGAGAAATTAATCATGGGAATACTTAATACTTAGGATTAAATGTCCTAACACTTGTGAGATTGTTTTGAATATATTTTTATTTGCTGTATGCACGTTAAACATAATGGGAAATACAGCTGAGGAACTAAAGTTAGTAAGTCGCAGAAATGGTCAATCTGCTGATATAATTGTTAGTGACTAAAACAGGAGATAAATATGAATAGAGATAATATGCCACCACTACTTTATGAAAGTGAACTAGATAGAATTAATCAACAAAAAGCCATTGAATATTTAATGACTAAATGGAATTTTACAGCGTATGATTGTCCACCTAATTATCCATTAGACTATCTATGCAAGAGAGATAAAGATACTGTAGCTTTTGTTGAAGTTAGAGTTAGAACTAATAGAATGAATAAATATCCCACTATGATATGTTCATTAAAAAAATATAAATTTGCTAAAGAAGTTGGTGAATTATTTAACATCCCTATTTTGTTCTTAGTTCATTGGACTGGATGCGGAACTACAGCTTTTATAGATATGGTCTCCAATGAACCAAAACTAGACATTCAATTAGTCGATTACAGGAATGATGTTAGGGATTTAGAACCTATAGTCCATTGGAGTATTGATAGCTTTACTATACTAAATAAAGCAATTCAACACTAAATTTTTAAAATTCGACCTTCATAGAAGCTCGTACAGACGTTTTTAGGTAGTCTTTGATACTAGACTACCCTATGGATTTAGACCTTTTCCAGTTTAAAAACTCTACCCCTTCTTCAGGATCACTAAAGCAAGTCACAAAAGATTGCTCTGATTTAGCATCAGGATCAACTACAACAAAGATACTTTCAAAACCTTGTGCATGAGCATCAAATTCAAAATTTAACCTTTCATGTGCGTAACTATCCCACCATTTATAACCTTTAGCTCTACAAACCCATACAGTCTCACCACTTTCATCTAAAGGAGTCTGCATGATGCTACCAGTATGTAAATGACCGGCTATGTATAAATGACATCCACGTCCTTGGCCTAACATAGCAGCTCTTAATACTCCATGTAATTTATTGTAGATACTTGATCCTTTAAAGTTATGCTTGTTATACATTTTAAATTCCCTACCATTAGGAAATTGAAAATTAACTTTTATACCCCAGTCATCCTCAAGAATATTTTTTGGTTTTAACATCCATTTAACTGGATCACCTGATCCTGACCATGCACCATGATTACCGCTAATTGCACAAATAGGATTACATCCTTCTTCAGATACTAACCATTGTACTAATTGCCATGCTTGATGAGTAGTTGTCTCAGAATAAGCGTAGTTTCTAGCCAAAAAGCCTATCCAATTATCTAAATGGTCGCCAATCATTATACCTCTTACGTGAGGTTTATTGTCTTGTACTACCTTAATATGTTTTAATAATGTAGGTATATCTGCGTGTGGACTATCAATGTGAATATCACCAAAGACATTAAATCCTACAGCACCATCAATATTAATTTTTATTTTAGTTTCATCTTTATAAATTTTGTGAGCTTTTTTCTTTTCAAAACTTGTAGCCATTTTTTCTAATAGTTGGTCTACCGGTAATTCATCAGATGGTATAAATGGTACTTCAAACGCTTCAAATGGAGATTCTTTTTTTTGTTCTACATTTCCTGATTCTTCTAAATCTACTAATGATCTAGCTTGTTTTAAACGTGATTTTAAAGCGTATATAGTTAAACCAAGTTCAGTAGCTAACCCTTGTTGATTTTTTAATCTTTTACCTTCACCAACATCATCTAGTTGTTGTAAAAGCCTTCTAGCTTCTTGTATTAGCATGATTGGAATCTATTACATTTACCACTTGTTAACATTTTTTCAGATATACTTTCACCTCCCACCATTATATCAGCAATAATTAAACCACCATCCATTTTAGTCTTAATAGAAAATTTTTGTGGCATAATGCTTGTTAAATAATCTTTAGCATCTTCACCAGCTACACCACTAGGACTTTCAATGTTTAAAAGTTTTATTTTCATGTTTTGTAGGATAATACAAAAACCTAAATCTATATTACAACGTACAGTATCACCTGAAACAACTCTTATTAAATTAGCTTTATAAATATACATTACTTTTCTACCATAGTTTGTGTTTCTATATCGTATTTAAAGGTTTCAGCGTCATAAGATTGATTAGTTGATGCAAAACCAATACAACTTTTTCTAAATTCTAATAGATCGTCCATATTATCTAAATCACCATAGCCTAAATAATACTCTAGCAATTCACCATCAGTATTATAAAAATATCCTCTTAATTTTTCAAAAGCCATTATCTTTTTAACTCCGTTACAGTTAATCCACTTCCACCAAATATCCAATATTGATCAGTTGTTTCAGTTGTTTCATACAAAAATAAAGCGTATTTAGTTCCGGTAGTACCAGTAACACCAGTAGCACTATCTATAAAGCTAGTAGAATAATTACCTTGTATGCCTTCCGTAGAACTTTGACTGGTAGCATCACCACTACCTAAAAATGTACAAAAGTTACCACCATCAGTTGCTTTTTCATAATAGGAGTTAGATGGTAGTTTTTGTAACACAATAGCATAAGCATATTTACTAGTAGCAATAGTTCTTTTTGAAGCCATTGCATTAGCATTTATTAATAAACCAGCTACTGTACTAGGAATAGTACCTAAAGTTATTTCATTACACATAAAGCCATTTAACGTAATTACAGATGAACCATTAAAATATGAAATAGAATCTTGAGTAGTGCTTTCACCAGTAACACTAGAACTTACAACAGAATTAAATACACCTGATACAGCATTTAAAGTAATATCACTTGTATTAACTGAAGCAAATGCCGCTGTAACTTCACTTGTATATGATGAAGCAACTGCACTTGTGTTTACAGCTCTAACAGTAAAATAATATGTTTGATTTTGTGAAAAAGTTACGGAATCGTAAACAAGATTGTATTCTTGATTAGCTGATCTAACAGCATCAATAGAACCTATAAGATTTTTAGTACCACTTGAAGATGTTGAATAATATATTTCAACTGATTTTAAATCTTTATTACTAGGATTAGTCCAAAATAAAGTAATAGCTAATGGATCACTTGAAGCTGATAAACTTGTAGGAGTTGATGGTAGTGAAGTTGAAGCTGGAACAATTACCTGTTGAGTAGTGTTAAATGTACTGTAATTGCCTGCCATGTTTCTAGCACGAACTTTTACATCTATGGTTTTTCCACTTGTTACCGGTGTTAATAATAATTTTGTCATTTTCTCGCTACACCTTTACTTTTTTCAAAACTTCTACTTGCTGATAATCCTAACATACCCATTAAAACAGGATAAAGCATTGCTAAGTCAAATTCAGGAAATTTAAAATCCAATCCAAACGCTCTTAATATTACTTCTAAGATAGGTTGTATCATTGCATGATAGGTTATAGCTATTCCACAAGACCATCCTATAAATGGTCTCCATCCACTAACAAATAATGAACTATGTTTAGCTTCTTCTTTGTTTACGCCTATTTGTGCTAAATCTAGTTTTTGTAAACCAGCTAATAATTGATGTTGTAGAGTTATTCTTAAATCTTTATCCTCTACAAACTTATCAAGTGTTTTTGTTATAGATGGTATTAATGCTAATAAATTCATCATTTACCTAAAAAAAAGATAGTTTAACTAACAGGCCAATAACTGTAGCTGTTGAGCCTATCATAAGTTGTTCAATTCTTACTAAACGTGCCTTAATATTGTCATATTTCTCTAAACATAATTTTTCGTGATCGTTTATTTTTTGATCTACTATTGCTACTGTTGGTTTAATCATTATACATCTCTTAATACACTTACTGTTTCAAAATTAGACTGAGTGCTTTCTTTAAAATATACATCATATTCAATAATATGAGGATCATTAGGATCATCCGTTATTGTAACCTCTACAGCGTCTTGAATAGTTCCATCTTCAGCTGTATTACTAACAATAGATAGTGAAGATACTGGTGTAGCTACATTCATATAATTAGTAGCAACTGGAGCAGTTGTTTGTGTATATCCAATTTCTTCAGCACTTGTCCATCCATATACTAAAGCGTCTGTTTCTTGTAACATAACAGAAACACCTAAAATATTATCTTGATTTTCTAAACTCCAACTTACAATTTCAAATGTTTTGTTTTCATATCCAAGTGAAGGTAAAGTTACATTTACCACTTGCATAGGCTCTAACGCAAATTGCTTTAATGATAAAAGCATAGTCATGTTGACTTGCCTTCTGTTCTTTTCTAAATAAATTTTAGCTATTCGTTCACAAGCTACAGATGTATTTGTCATTGGTAATGGTAATTCTTTTTCTAAAACTTCACCATCTTCAGCGATTGCTGTTGTAGATTTTATAGTTGCATAATCCGCTGGTACATTGTCTGTTTCATCACCCATAAAAATACCTTTTATAGAGTTAAATTGATCTCTACGTGAGTTTTTACTATGTATGTCTAATGTACCTACAATATCATCTTCTG